AGACTAATGCAAGAAGGTGGTATGGCTGATGACGGAATGGACCGTGAGCCTATCACTGGTAACGAAATCCCTCCGGGTTCCTTGGCTTCGGAAGTGCGTGATGATATTCCTGCCCAACTCTCTGAGGGTGAGTACGTTGTACCTGCAGATGTGTTGCGATACTACGGTGTGCGGTTCTTCGAAGACCTACGTGCTCAGGCTAAGCAGGGCATGATGGAGATGGAATCGGATGGCCGCATTGGTGGCACCCCCGTAGACGCTCAGGGTGTCCCCGCAGAGGGCCAAGATGAAGAGCTTACCCCTGAGGAAGAGCAGATGCTCATGGAGGCCCTAGGAGGCTCTGGTATGGCCTACGGTGGCATGGTCCAACAGCCTATGACTACTCCCTACCAAGACCAAGCAACCATGTACCAAAGACCTGTAGGGATGCAAGAAGGTGGTATGACTGAGACACCTTTTGACAGAACTCAGTTTAGCATGGGTCAAACAGGTTCTGGGATTGAAACCCGTAAGTACATTAACCCCAAGACCAAAGAGGTCAGAAGCTTTAACTTCATTGGCAATACCCCTCTTGGCCTTGTCCCTGCAGACTTTGTTCCTTGGACTCAAGAGCTTCAAGATCAGGTTGCAGAGGCTCCTGTTGACACCTCCACAACGACACAGAACGACCAGCGTGATGGAGACCGTGGACGGGATAGGGAGAACCAAGGCCAGCAAGGTAATAGCTATGGGGATTGGGCCAAAGAGAATTATGCAGATATGATGTCTGATCCTTTCTCTGTTGGCATGAGAGAACTCAACTCTGTCTCTGAACAGGGCCTTTTTGGTGGTGTTGGGATTATTGGTCTCGCAAACGACGCAAAGACTCTCGACAAGCTTTCAAAGGCCAATGCGGCACTCTCAAGACTAGACCCTCAATCTACTCAGGCAAGAGACCTGCAAGCTGCTATTGACGCAACTTCAAGCAAGCTCAACTCCCCCATTGCAAAAGGTTTGTACGGCCTTGATATCGTCGCTCAGGGCAAACAGATTAACTCCGCTGTGGATGCAGTTGCAGGGGCAAATAAAACTACCACCACGACCACAAGTACAGGTAGAACCAACACAGGCACTACAGGCAGAGTTGATCCGGGTTTGAGTCAAGCTGTCAAAGATCGTGCTGCAGGCCAAGCTGCTGTGGATAAAGCCCTAGAAGTTGGGAGAGGTATCCAAGGCAACCGTGCTGCAGACAAAGCACTCGCAGATAAGGCCGCTGCTCAGGCAGAGAAAGAAAAAGCTTCTGCAGGGACTTCTGTAGGACGCTCTGGAGGGAGAGACCAGCAAGGAACTTCTGGCAGCTACGGTCAAGGTGGGTCAAATGCAACTCGTCGTGCAGAGGGTGGCCTCATCTCCAAACCTGAAAAGACTGCCCGTGGTAAAAAAGGTCTTGCCTCTTAACTGAGACTGTGCTATACAAACAATAAGGCTACCCAGCTAAGGCTGGCCCCAACATAAAGGATAAAGAATGTCTGTAACTAAAGTCTACGTTGATTCCTCATTCAGCAGCCGTAACCGCAAACGTATTGAGAATGAAGAAAAAGAACTTGAAGAGCTTATCAATAGAACAAAGGCTCCAGAAGAAGAGCCTAAGGAAGAAGTAGAGGCCAAGACCCAAGAGGTTGAGCCTGAACCTAACGACCCGGAAGAGAGGTCTTTTAAGAAGCGTTATGGTGATCTGCGTAGACACCTTTCTGAAAAAGAAAAAGAGTGGGAAGCAAAGTTTGAAGAGTTGAAGAACTCTGTGGCACCCAGTGCACGTATTTTGCCCCCTAAGTCTGATGAAGACATTGCAGCATGGGCAAGTAAGTACCCTGATGTTGCCTCTATTGTTGAGACGATTGCAACTAAGAAAGCAGAAGAAAAGCTCTCTCAGTACAAAAACAAGTTTGACGAGTACGAGAAGTTGTCTGTTGAGGCTGTGCGGAATAAGGCCCTTGATGCTATCCGAGTGTCTCACCCTGACTTTGATGCTCTCCGTAAGTCTGATGAGTTCCACGATTGGGCAGATGAACAACCTAAGTGGGTTCAGGATGCTCTCTATGAGAACGAAGAAGATGCCCGTGCAGTAGTCCGTGTTCTTGATCTCTACAAAGTCGATAAGGGTCTTACCCCCTCGGCACTCAAGGCAAAGAGCAAAGAAGCTGCCTCTCTCATCCAAACCAAGACCAAAGCCAATGTGGATTTTGATAAGGACGGTGAGAAGATTTACGAATCCCGTGTTGCTAAGATGAACATGGATGAATACGCCAAGAACGAGAACAAGATCATGGAAGCTATCCGCAAGGGTAATTTTGTGTATGATCTCTCTGGCGGTGCAAGATAGTTCTTGACAAGTAAGGACTTCTTCATATAACTACCAACAAATAGCTGTGGCCTCTTAGTGACACCCGTGGCTATTTGTTTTCCCTTAAAGCTTAACCATCAAGTAAGACTTACCTGACTAAGTACAGGCCCATATTCCTTGAACCATAACTGATCCTTATAGTTCATAGACGATGCACCCTAGAATCCCGTCAGCCTCTTATAGACATGTTTTGCTTCTAATCAAAGCCAAATATCATAGGAGGATTTTCTCATGGCTTTCCAAACTGCTGCTGGCTGGTCGAACCTGCCCAACGGTAACTTCTCTTCGGTCATCTACTCGAAGAAAGTTCAACTCGCTCTCCGTAAAGCAACTGTGGTTGGTGACATCACTAACTCGGATTACTTCGGTGAAATCTCGGCTCAGGGTGATACCGTCCGTATCATCAAAGAACCGGAAATCTCGGTCTCGGCCTACGCTCGTGGCACCCAGATTCAAGCTCAAGACCTCGACGACGAAGACTTCTCGCTGGTTATCGACAAGGCCAACTATTTCGCCTTCAAAGTTGATGACATCGAAGAAGCTCACTCGCACGTCAACTTCATGGACCTTGCTACCAACCGTGCGGCTTACCGCTTGGCTGACCAGCACGACCAAGAAGTTCTGGGTTACCTGTCGGGCTACAAGCAGGCCGCTCTGCACACCAACGCTGGTACCGTGAATGACGTTGTGAATGGCACCAAAGCTATCACCACGGCTGGCTCGGACGAACTGCTGGCTTCGATGAAGCTCTCGCGCCCCTCTTTTGGCAACATCACCACGGCTGGTAGCGTTGGGGACTCGATCCCGGTTGCTGCTCGTCTTCCGGGTGCTAGTGCTCTCCCGACCACTCACGTCTCGCCCGTCATGCTGATTAACCGCATGGGCCGTCTGCTCGACCAGCAGAACGTGGACAAGACTGGCCGTTGGTTGGTGATTGACCCCGTAATGATGGAAGTCCTGATGGACGAAGATTCGCGCTTCCTGAATGCAGATCAGGGCGAGTCGGGTGCTCTGCGTAACGGTCTGGTTCTGACAAACTGGAACGGCTTCCGCGTCTACGTGTCGAACAACCTGCCGCAAGTCGGTACTGGTTCGTCCTTCGTGGGTAACTCCAGCGCACAGTCCACGAACTACGGTGTGATCGTTGCTGGTCATGACTCGGCTGTGGCTACCGCTGAGCAGATCAACAAGACCGAAACCTACCGTGACCCGGACTCGTTCGCTGACATTGTGCGTGGTATGCACCTGTACGGTCGTAAGATTCTGCGCCCGGAAGCTCTGACGGTTGCTCGTTATAACCTCGCCTAATTGGTAGGTGAACTTAGGGTGTCCCTCTTGGGGCACCTTCCTCTGCCATAACTCTTAGGAAAGGATTCTGATATGGCTACTATTACTACTCTGGCTCGTGGCTCGGTGGATGGTTTCACTGCTGGCCGTATGCCCTACTTCAAGGAAATCTTGATTGATTTCGCTGCTGCTGCTACTGCTAAAGGCTCGGCTCTGGCTGCTACTGACGTGATCGAAGCTATCTCGGTCCCTGCTAATACCCTGATCCTGAATGCTGGCTTCGAGGTTATCACCGTTGCTGGTGGTGAGTCGAATGACAACACTCTGGACCTCGGCACTGGTGTGGATGCTGACGTTTTCGTTGACGGCTTCGACCTTGACGCTGCTGCTGCTGGCGCTTACGGTCAGAACGCTGCTGCTTTCCAGCCCATCGTGGTTGGTGGTACTGCTGACACCATTGACCTGACGATTGCCACCGCTACGACTGCCCCGACCTCGGGTATTGTTCGTGTGTGGGCTGTTCTGATGGACATTGATGCACGTAAGATTGCTGCGGAAGTTGACCGCGACAATCTCGCCTAATTAAGAGCTTGAGGGGACTGCTTAGGTGGTCCCCTTCACCCCAAGGAGAAATCAATGCCTATTACGACAGCAATGTGTGCAAGCTTTAAGCAAGAACTTCTTGGCGGCACCCACGACCTTGATACCGATATTCTTAAGATGGCCTTGATTAAGGCATCTCCTACTGGCACATACGGTGCCTCGACAACGAATTACTCTACTGTTACTGGCAACACTGACGAGGCTAGTGGCACAAACTACACGACTGGTGGACAGACCTTGGATGGGGCCACAATCTCCCTCAGTGGAACCACTGCTATCGTAGACTTCACCGACGAAGTTTTTTCTAACGTCACTGTGTCCTCAGATGGTTGCATCATCTACAATAGCTCTAAATCTAACCGTGCAATCTGTGTAATCGACTTTGGTGGTACCGTGAGTGCTACCGCTGGTGACCTGACAATCCAATTCCCTACTGCTGACGCATCTAACGCTATTATCCGTATCGCCTAAAAGGACACAAGATGTCTTTCTACGACTCCTCAGACGCTATTTATGGGGTCGGTAGGTACGGCTCAGCCCGATACGGTGTGGTCACTCCCATTGTACTCCTGACGGGGGTTAGTGCTACAGGTCATGTCCGAGAGCCTCACCTTGATGGCTTTGAGATTGACATCCACGAGAAGGTTCCGGGGGTTGTTGCCACAGGCAGCGTTGGGTCTCTCACCCTACACCTCACAGAAAAACTTAATAGCACCCCTGCGACTGCATCTGTAGGCACTGTTGTCCCTGCAGTCACCGTCTTTGTAGCCTCGGTAGAAGCCTACGAAGGTATTAATGGGGTTCAGGTAAACGTCTCTGAGCTTCTTGAGTCTGTCTCTGCAACCTTCACTGTCAATGCTGCAGGGCTGGACATCAGGTCTATCAACAGGGTTGATATTTTTGGTCCAGATGCTTCTGGGGTGATTGGTACACCAGAGGTTCAAGTCAGAGAATACGTGAGTGGCGTTAGTGCTACAGTCTCTGTTTCTCCGACTAAACAGAACCTCAAGAAAACTCTTACCGGAGTCTCTGCAACAGGTTCTATTGGAACTCCCGGTCACAGTAACCAGAAACCAATTACCTCTGTTGCTTTGGTTGCGAGTGTCGGTAATACCAGAGAAAACATCGTTGATCGTGTTGTTGGTCAACAGCTAAGTTCTGGCATTGGATTTATTACCCACAGCAATACAAAGCGTTTGGTCAGCGTAGGGATGACAGGTTCTATTGGAACTCCCGCAAAGACCGCAGTAAACTTTGACTTCTACGCTGTTAGAAACCTGTACAGTGCCCAGCGCACAGTCCTGATCCCGAGGGCCGCATAATGCTCTCATCCGCTGAAAGAACATATCTGGTCCCACAAGAGAATAGGATTGTGGTGCTAGAAATAAGAGACCTGAACCGTACTGTAAGCGTACCACAAGAGAACAGGCTTGTTGTCGTTGTAGAGAAGAAGACAGACTCGTTTGAGAGAACTGTGTACGCAACTGAGGATTAAAGATGAGCTTTCGCTGGCCAAACAAAGACCCTGATGAGACTCTGGACTACAGCGTTGACTGGACTCGGTTTTTGGGTGATGGTATCAATGTCTCTACCGTACAATGGTATGTGAAGACGACAACCTACACGACGAAAACTCTGCTTGGAAGTGGTCAAACTCTGGCTACAGCCTCTGGTGGTGCAAGCACAGACACGATCCAGAACGTCTCTCAATCCAGAACCAATACTGTTGCAACCATTAATATTGGTGGTGGATCAAACAATGAAGAGTATACTTTCTTCTGCAGAATGACAGATAGCTCTGGCTCTACCGCAGAAAGATCAATCAAGCTGCGTGTGAGGGATCGGTAATGGCTTACAACTTCCTTGGTCTGGTCAACGATGTAA